AAATAACATAAATAGTATAAACGACTACGCAAAGAATTTAAAGTACTTAGAATGGTTCTTTTACGACTTGCTCAAAAATGAAAATATAACGGTTTTAGACAAACCACCATTTGAAAGGTTTAATCACAATCTAAATTATAGAGTATCGGATATAAAGGCAGATAAAAAGTTTTACAAATTAGGAAAAGACAAAGCAATATTTGTGGATGGTAATAAAGTTGAAACATACTCACTCCATAACAAATACAGAATATACAAAGGAGATAAAGAATTATTGTATAATCTAGGGGAGGATTATTTTAAATATCATATAGCAGAAGAATGTTAAGAAACGTATTAGACTTATTAGAGTTTGCAAGAGAAGAAAAATGGAAAGGGCAATACATAGATATTGCTTTAGGTAAAAATAAATATCCTGAATCAATCAAGGAAGCATATAAACAATTTAAAAGATGGCAATAAAGAAAGTTATAGATATTGACGTTAATTCACAATCATTAGGTCAATTAGAACAACAATTAGAAGAAGTAAATCAGGAATTAAAAACACTTGATAGAAATTCGGATGCTTTTAAAGAAGCCGCTGCTAAATCTCAATTACTTAATAAAGAAATAGAAAAAATAAATAATGAGATTGAAGGCTTTAATTTAGATGACAAATTATATGCTGCTGATGGTGCTGCTAAAGTTTTTGCTGGTTCGTTATCTGCAGCAGTTGGTACTTTAGGTACATTAGGAGTAGAATCGGAAGCATTTGGAGAATTTGAAGAAAAAGCAGCATCCGCTATTGCAGTAGGTCTTGGTATAAAAGATGTATCAGAAGGTTTTAGTCAAGTTACACAAGCTGCAAAGAAAAGTGGTGTTGCAGCTAAATTGTTTGGTTCAACTACAAGAACTGCTATAGTAGCAACAGGGGTAGGTGCTTTTGTTATTGCTTTAACTGCAATCGTAAGTAATTGGGATAGTATAACTAAAGCAGTAAAGAGGTTTGCCAATAATGTACCTTTTGTTGGAGAAGCAATTAATTTCGTAAAAGATACTTTTAATAGTTTATATGATGCAGCTAGACCTGTATTGGAGTTTTTAGGTATTCTCCCTGATGAAGCAGAAAGAGCGCAGAAAAAACTTAAAGAAGTTACAAGTGATACAATAAAAGAATTAGAAAGGGAAATAGCTTTAGCACAAGCAAGAGGTGCATCAGAAAAAGAACTTTTTAAATTAAGACAAAGTTTATTACAACAAGAATTAGCAATGCTACAACAAAGTAATGCTGATAAAGATGAAATATTTAAAAAAGAAACCGAATTATTGGCATTACAATTAGCGGAACAAAAAAGACTTAGAGAACAAGCTGAACAAAATGTAGTAAGAGAAAAAGTTAATACTGTAAATCAAATAGAGGCACAAGGTGCTAAAGAAGTAGAAAATACAGGTAAAATTACTGGAAAACTTTTAACAAGTAGAAAACAACTAGCTAAAGAAGATGTAGCGATAGAGAAATTATCTAATGAACAAAAGTTAGGATTAGCATCAAATGCTTTAGGTGGTTTAAGTGCAATCATAGGTCAAGAAAGTAAAGTAGGTAAGGCTGCTGCTATAGCACAAACAGGAATAGATACATTCCAAGCTGCACAAGCATCATTTAAATCTTTAGCTGGTATTCCTGTAGTTGGCCCAGCTTTAGGTGCAGCGGCAGCAGGAGCAGCAATAGCAGCTGGTTTTGCAAATATAAAACAAATCAATGCAATAGGAGAACCCGTTAGTACACCTACAATAGCTACACCAAGAACTGCACAAATCGTTACTCCACAAGCACCTGATTTTAATGTAGTGGGTGCATCACAAGAAAACCAATTAGCACAAGCAATAAGTGGACAACAAAAACAACCACTTAAAGCATATGTAGTAAGTAATGATGTAACAAACGCACAGGCATTAGAAAGAAACATCGTACAAGGTGCATCAATAGGGTAACAAATTAGTAAAAAAAGTATTGTTATAATATGAACATAGTAGAACTTATTTTAGACGAAGAAGATGCTATTGGAATTGAAGCTATTAGTGTAGTTGAAAGTCCTGCAATCGAAGAAGATTTTATAGCACTTAAAAACCAAGAGTTTAAACTTGCAGAAGTAGATAAGGAAAAGCGTATCTTAATGGGTGCAGCTTTAATTCCTAATAAACCTATCTATCGTAGAAACGAAGATAACGAATATTACATTTATTTCTCACGTGATACAGTACGCAAAGCAAGTGAACTATTCTTTATCAATGGAAACCAAAACAAATCCACACTAGAACACCAAATGCCTTTAACGGGACTAAGTGTTGTTGAATCTTGGATAGTAGAGGACAAAGATAAAGACAAGACTAAAATGTACGATATGGATATGCCACTTGGAACGTGGATGGTATCTATGAAAGTCTTGAATGATGACGTTTGGAATAACTACGTTAAAACAGGAAAAGTAAAAGGTTTCTCAATAGAAGGATACTTTGCAGATAAAGCCGAAAGACCTAAAGACAAAACCATAAAAGACGAACTTGCTCAAATAGAGGAACAAGAAGCAGAATATTTGTTAGGTCAAATCAAAGGCATTATCAAAAAAGATAAAAGGATAAAAAGTGGTCAAAGAACCGAGATGGAATCTTATTCGGATTATCCTGATTCAGTAAAGAACAACGCAAAGAGAGGTTTAGAACTAAACGAGAAAGTAAACAATAAATGTGCAACCCAAGTAGGAAAAGTAAGAGCGCAACAACTTGCACAGGGAAAACCTGTAAGTGTGGAAACAATAAAAAGAATGTTCAGCTACCTATCAAGAGCGGAAGTGTATTACGAGAAGGGTGAAACAACTGATTGTGGTTATATATCCTATCTTTTATGGGGCGGTAAAAGTGCTAAATCTTGGGCAGAAGCAAAAATAAAGAGTTTAGAGAATGAGTAAAAACACCGCATATAGAGTTCACGTAGAAGATGTAGAGCAATCAGTAGTCGATAATGTAAACATCGAAGATGGTGCAATGTTACGCACCGATGACTATTTATATATGGGTCATAACAATGAGAACGTAATTGTTTACCCACAAACAGGAGGTCTTAATTTAGGTTGGACAAGATATGATGATACTTTTTACGTAGGTTCAGACGATACTACTAAACTACTTTTATCTGATGGTGTTGAGGTTACTCTACCAAATAATGGTGGGAATATAGTAAGAAGCCATCCAAGTTTAAACTTTTATGATGTAGCAAACCAAAAGTTTGTAGGGTACAATGAGAATGATGTCTATATGGTTACTGTTATATTTAAGAAAAGTTCAGCTAACGCAAATCAAACTCATTTAGACTTTATACTTAGAGGTGCTGACGACTACGATAGAATAAATATGGCTTTAGGGTTTTATAAAGGAAACGATGAAACACAAAACCAACATATAATGTTCCAATATTATCTAGACGCAAACGCTTTAGCAAACGGACTTACTCCTAAGATACAATCACACGGAGGTAATGCTAAGATATGGGATATTATATTCTTTATACAAAGAACACAAAACGCAGTATAATGAGAAGGGAAAACAAAGATAGAAATCCTAGTCCACAGAATGACCGTAGAGGTTGTTTATGTAAAGACGGTAAGACTTATTCTCGTAAGTGTTGTGATGGTAGCTTCCAAGCACAAGGCATAGGAAACATCACAGGAACAGAGTAAAAATATAACAACTTAATAAATAACTTATTGTAATAAATATAACTTATTATATGAAAGCGACAGATATGTTAAACAAAGTAAAAGAAGTTCTTGGAGTGGAACTAAATGAAGAAACCCAAGAAGTAAAATTAGCACAAGCTACTTTGGAAAACGGAACTGTTATTGAAAGTGAAAATTTCGCTGCAGGAAGTGAAGTTTTTATCGTAACAGAAGATGAAAAGGTAGCATTACCAGTAGGCGAGTACAATCTTGAAGATGGAGAAATCCTTAAAGTAGAGGAAGAAGGTATTATTGCATCTATTGGAGCAGCAGAAGAAGTTGAGGAAGAAGCATCCGAAGAAGTAGAAGCTGCTGAAGAAGAAGAAATGGGATATGCAACTAAACAAGATTTAGCAGAGGTCAAAGCAATGATTGATGAAATCAAGTCTATGATTGAGCCTAAAGAAGAAATGAGTGAGGAAGCACCTGAAGAAACTAAGGAAGAACTTAGCGAAGAAGTAGAGGAAGTTGAACTAAGCACAGAAGAGCCTGTTGCTAAAGTGACACATAATCCCGAAGCTGAAACTAAGAAAAACTTAAACCTATTCGCACAAAAAAGACCAATGACAACTGCGGATAAAGTGATGCAAAGAATTGCAAACATTAAAAAATAAACTAATAAATAATTAAAAAATGCCAACAACAACTAGCGTTACTAGCTCTTATGCAGGAGAGTTTGCAGGACAATATATTTCTGCTGCTCTATTAAGTGCTAACACAATCGAAAACGGAGGGATTACAGTTAAGCCTAACGTAAAATTTAAAGAGGTAATTAAAACTGTCTCAACTGATGACATCGTAAAAGATGCTTCTTGTGATTTCACAGCTACATCAACTCTTACACTTGACGAGAGAGTATTGCAGCCTGAATATCAGCAAGTGAACTTACAACTTTGTAAAAGTGATTTCCAAGATGATTGGGAAGCTATCTCAATGGGGTATTCAGCACACGATAGCCTACCATCTTCTTTTAGTGATTTCTTAATTTCTCACGTAGCTGCTAAAGTAGCACAGAGAACAGAGCAATCTATTTGGGGAGGCGATACAGCTACAAGCGGACAATTTAACGGTCTTATGACTTTACTTACTGCGGATGCTAACCTACCAACAGGAAACGAAGTTGCAGGAACTACTGTAACATCTTCAAACGTAATTACAGAGTTAGGGAAAATTGCTGATGCAGTTCCTTCTACTCTTTACGGAAGTGAAGATTTAAACATCTATGTTTCTCAAAATGTTGCAAGAGCGTATGTAAGAGCACTAGGAGGATTTGCAGCAGACGGAGTAGGTGCAGCGGGTACAAACGCAATGGGAACTCAATGGTTCAACAACGGAGCGTTGACCTTTGATGGTATCAAAATCTTTGTTGCAAACGGACTAGGTTCAAACCAAGCTGTTGCTGCTGAAAAATCTAACATCTACTTCGGTACAGGATTACTTTCTGACCACAACGAAGTAAAAGTAATTGATATGGCTGACATCGATGGTTCTCAAAACGTAAGAGTCGTAATGAGATTTACTGCAGGTGTACAGTATGGTATTGTTGATGACATCGTAACTTACGGTATCACTAACTCTGCTAACGACTAAGAAAAAAATTAACTAACTTAAGAGGGTGGGTAAGGTTAGTCCTGCTCACCCTTTTTTAATTTATAAAATATGGCTTGTGAATTTATAACACGTGGTAGAAAAGAACCCTGCAAAGATGTAGTTGGTGGTCTGAAAACTGTCTACTTTTCCGATTTTGGAGATTACGGTACGGTGGCACAAACAGATGACGAAATTACTGATATGACAGGAGATAGTTCTAATGACCTTACCGCATACAAATATGAACTAAAGGGGAATAGCAGCTTTGAACAAGCTATTACTTCTTCAAGAGAAAACGGAACGACTTTCTTTGAGCAAACTTTAAACCTTACACTAAAAAAATTGTCTAAGGAAGATAACAAAGAATTAAAGCTATTAGCATTTGGTAGACCTCACGTAGCAGTTGAAGATTACAACGGAAATGTATTCATTATGGGTCTTGAACACGGAGCGGAAGTAACAGGGGGAAGCATAAGTACAGGAGCAGCAATGGGAGACCTTTCAGGATATACCTTAACACTTTCAGCATCTGAATTGAAACCTGCTAACTTTGTATCAGCACCAACAGCAGCAAACCCATTTGCGGGTATGGCAGGATTAACAGGAACTGTAACTATTACAGAGGGAACAAACTCTTAAACCGAGTTTAATTTGATAAATTAGGGGGCTTTATGCCCTCTTTTTTTTGCTTTATAAATAACAAAATACAAAAAGTTTTATTGTATAAATATGATTGTATTAGAAGAAAGTGCATCAGCACAAACTATTAATTTGATTCCACGAAAGTTTACAAGTGGAGATAGTTACAACGTTACAATAGTAAATGAAACTACAAACAAAGAGGTGTACAATGAAGATACAACTGCAATAGGCGAAAATCTTTATTTTAACACCTATTCAGCGGTGTTTCCCGTAAAGCAGGATATAACATATACCCTTACTATTAAAGATGGCTTAGAAGTGATTTATAAGGATAAAATCTTTTGCACCAATCAAGCTGACTTGACAGACTACACTATCAATAGTGGTGCTTTTATTTCAAATGATACAGATAACGAATTTATTACCTTATAATGGATAATCTACACATAGTTAATTTAGCTTCCTACAATAGACCTAAAATAAGCGAGGACAAGAATCGTGATTGGGTAGAGTATGGAGATGACAATGATTACTATTCTTACCTAATAGACCTTTATACCAATTCAACTACTAACCATTCAATTATAAATGGTATTAGTAATATGATTTACGGTAAAGGTTTAGATGCTTTAGATAGTAATAAAAAACCAAATGAGTACGCTGCAATGCGTTCTATTGTTTCGGATTCGTGTCTTAGAAAAGTAGTATTAGACTTAAAACTACTAGGAGAAGGTTCTTTTCAAGTCCTTTACCAAAAAGGCGAAGTTAAAAAAGCAGAACACTTTCCAAGACAAACGTTAAGAGCGGAGAAGTGCAACGATGATGGAAAAATAGAAGCATACTACTACCATCCTAATTGGAAAGAAGTAAAACGTAGTGACAAACCTCAACGAATAGCAGCATTTGGTTATGGTAACGGTAACGAACCCGAAATTAAAGTTGTAAAGAAATACGTTTCAGGGTATGATTACTACTGTCCTGTAGATTATCAAGGTGGATTAGCTTATGCTGAATTAGAAAGTGAAGTAGCTGACTACTTAATTAACGATGTACAAAACGGATTTAGTGGCACGAAGGTAGTAAACTTTAATAACGGTGTTCCTGATAGAGAAAAGCAAATGCAGATTAAATCTGATGTAATGCGTAAACTCACAGGAGCAAGAGGCGAAAAAGTAATCATAGCATTCAACAACAATGCAGAAAGCAAGACAACGGTTGACGATATACCTTTAAACGATGCACCTCAACACTACGAATATTTATCAAACGAGTGTTCAGCTAAGTTAATTGTAGCACATAGAGTAACAAGTCCATTACTTTTAGGAATTAGAACAGAAAACAACGGATTAGGCTCTAATGCAGACGAAATAAAGACCGCTGCGTTACTTTTTGACAATATTACTATAAAACCATACCAAGACCTTTTAACGGACTGTATGGATGATATTTTAGCGGTTAATGGCATTAGCTTAAAACTTTACTTTAAAACTTTACAACCTTTAGCGTTTATAGAAACAGACAACGCAATAACAGACGAAGCAAGAGAAGAAGAAACAGGAGTTAAACTAAGCGCACAGTTTGATGATGACAAGATGTTTGACTTGCTTGACGAATTTGGAGAAGAAGAAGATTTAGAGAATTGGGTATTAGTAGATGAAAGAGAAGTAGACTACGACCAAGAAGAAGCATTGGATAAAATGATTGGATTGGCTTCTACAGGAACTGCAAGACCTAACGCAACAAGTGATTTAGATGGAGAAACTGAATCCCAAAAGAAATTTATTGTTCGCTATCAATATGCACCTTTAGCAGTAAGTAATAATTCAAGAGAGTTTTGTAAGAAAATGGTAGCTGCTAAAAAGATATATCGCAAAGAGGATATTCAACAAATGAGTACAAAAGCGGTAAATGCAGGATGGGGATTGAACGGTGCTGACACATACGATATATGGTTATATAAAGGTGGAGGTGCTTGTCATCATTTTTGGTTAAGAAAAACATATATGGCAAAGGAAGGTGTTAAGCCAGACGTTAATAGTCCTAAAACTAAACCTGTATATAAGAGTGAAAGAGAAAAAGAAGGCATTAAAGCACCAAGCAATAGTGAAGAACCTAATTTAGTTTCTACTAAACCAAAAGATATGCCTAATAAAGGATTTGTAAATAAGTAAGATATGGCAGAAGCACTATTCATAACGAGAAAAGATTTAGTAAAGTTTAGTTCTTTGAACGGAAACGTAGATACTGACAAATTCTTACAATACATAAAAATAGCACAAGACATCCATATCCAAAACTATTTAGGAACTGACCTTTATAACAAGATTCAAGCGGATATAGTAGCAAGTAGTTTAGCGGGAGATTATTTAAACCTTGTAAACGACCATATAAAGCCTATGTTGATACATTGGGCATTAGTTGAGTACTTACCCTTTGCAGCTTATACAATCGCTAATAAAGGCGTATTTAAGCATAGTTCAGAGAATGCTACAAACGTAGAAAAGAACGAAATAGATTTCTTGATAGAAAAAGAAAGAAACGTAGCACAATACTACACAGATAGATTCATTAACTATATGAGTTTTGAGGCGAGTTCTAAATTCCCTGAATACTATACAAATAGTAATGATGATGTATATCCTGATAAAGACGCAAGTTTCGAGGGATGGGTTTTATGAAATACAAACCAAAACAGGATAATGTGAATAAGTTAAAACAGTATTTAGCTTATATAACAAAAACACAAAAAATTAATTGTAATAATATAAATAAAAGTAAATGAGTTTTGGAGCAATATATGCAGTATCGTGGTGGGGAAACACTAACGAAGATGTAGGTTCAGCAAACGGATGGGGTTCTATATATCCATTTGATGCAGATGCTTCATTCTTGAGAGCAGATACAACGGATATAACATCAGATACAACAACATATAAAGCAGACGCAACACAATTTTAAGATATGGCAAAACAAACAATTAACATCGGAACTTATCCTGACGATAAAACAGGTGACCCGCTAAGAACCGCGTTCGATAAGTCAAACGATAACTTTACCGAACTATATGACGGTGCGGGGGTGGCAGATGATT